ACATATACTTCCATCCACTTATTCCTGTTGTCTTACAAAAACCGAATCCAATATTAAACGACTTCCAATCGAAATAATAATGAAAACGTTGCCTAACACCAGATAAAAGCAATTTTGCATAAGCATCTGCACTGTAATTAATTTTCCTGTATGTATTGGCTGCTATTCTTTCTATTACTTTACTTCTCATAAAACTGCTTTTATTTGTAAAACGTTATGGGAAATTTTAAAAACCTTTCCCCACGCTCAGTTGAAAGTTATCCCAAATCAAGTATTCACCAGATGTCCCAAGTGTATCAATTAAAATAATATCATCAGTAATTACCAATTTGTTTTGAATAGTATGCCCAACCACTTGAATAAATCCTTCAATTTTATCTCTCAATAAACTGTTTGGTCTTACCCAAATTGGTGATTGCTCAACATCATCTCCGTATGGGCTGTGATTTCTTCCACTTGTGAATCTAAATACGTTTGGTTTATATTTGAATAATTCGTTAATTGATTGTTCAACAAATTCTTTTTGAACAAGGTTATTTTTGCACCAAGTTTGTGTTACCCCTGCATGGCAAAAAAGCATATTCTGCCAAACAAAGCACATTTGCAACAATTCAGCATCAATAGCAGGGTGTAATAACTCTTGAATGTCTGTTTTTTGCCATTGCTGATAACCACTATAAGTTTCATTTATACTTCGTAAATAATGGAAGTCGTGGTTTCCAAATAGTAACACAACCTTGTTCATGTTGGCTTTTTTATAGGCAATAATATCCTTGAAGTTTTCCTTTTGTTGTTCAGGTGAAATATCTTCATAGGTATCAAAGTAGTCGCCCATAAAAACAACCTTGTCAAATTTTTCATTGGAAGTAATTTGTTTCCAATCTGTTCTGCCGTGCGTATCTCCTAATGCTATTATTCTCATATCACCTCCTTTTTTATTTTTTATATTCATTCTGCTTAGTAATTGTTATTCACCGTATTTAATCAAAAACTCAGAATTAACGCTTTTAAAAGAAACCCTATTCTTGACTAATTGGCTATGGAATTCCGAATCTTCTATTTCAATTAACGGTCTTATTACAATTCCTTCTCTTAGTGTTCCATTATTCAATACACTATTACCTTTTGAAAGTTCAACCAATTCAGGAATAGAGTTAGAAAGTTCGTAATCAGTATTTAGTATTGGTACTGTCTTTTCGTTAAGTTTTTGGCAAACATCAATTAACTCGCTCATATTTCCGTAAGCATTTTTCTTAATAAAAAACACATTAAAAAAGTAAATATCATTACCTTTTAAACGGTATTTATTGCCCTGTATTCCTTCTCCTATTAGTTCGCCTTGCAAAGCAATATTTTCATCGCCAAATACTTTTTTAAACTTGTTTTCTAAATCGTGTTCTAAAACTGTTCTCCAAAACTTATTGGTATCATCACGCTTCAAATCAATATTTCTGCTACACACTCCGAACTTACCGTTTATTTGGTAAATAGTTATTGAACTTCCGTCAAGTTTTTCAGTGTAATAGCATTTTACACCTTTGTACTTATCAAGTAATTTTTGTAAAACCTGTACTCTTGTTTCATCAGTTTTTGGAATAAGCGATGGAAAACTTTTCTGTCCTGAGTTTTTTCTATAATATTCACGAACAAATTTAAATCTGTGCACAATCTTTTGTACCCATTTAGGCATCCATTTTGGGTACATAATTTTACCTACTTGCTTTTGGCATCTTTGCTCACCTTGGTATGGCTCCCATTTTTTAATACCAAGTATTTCGGTTACATCCAAACCTTCAACTATCTTGGTTTTTTCGGGCAGTATTGATATTGGAAAACAAATGCCTTGGCTTATTTGCCCTCTAATTTTTAGCGTTTTAATTCTAAATTTACGCTCTCTTAAAAATTCAAATTCAGGTTTTTCGGGTAGTATTGAATCTATTTCACAATACACACACAAATCACCAACTTTAAATTCTCCTTTCTTTACCACTAATTGCCAGCCTAGAACGGTCGCTTTTTCTATTGCGTCAGCATTAGGGATTGGTTCAAGGTTACTAATTTTCTGAATTGATGCTAAATTTCTCATAGTTATTTAGCTTTAAAATATTTAAAATTTTTAATTTACTCAGCATTGTCAATTAAGGTATAAAATCAGTAGTATATATGTATGCAGGTGATTCTCCCTCTATACCTTCATTAAGAATTTTTACATACTCTTCTGCTCTATATTTATTTAGAAACACACCATCTATTTGATGTTTTTTATTAATTACAATAAAAGCGGAATACCTATCAAGTTCACTTTTAAGAAATTTATTTAGGATTTCAGGTAGTGATAAACCCTCTTTAGTGGTTTGTTTAGGGTCTACATTTATTAATTTGAGAAAATTTTCCTCAATGAAATAGTTGGATTCCATAGCATTGATATTTATATTGGTTTAACATTTCTACTTTCAATTATCTTGTAAATTTCTTCAGTCATTTCTTCTGCTGGTGGTAGTTCTTTAAATGAATTTGTCATTCCATCAAAGTATAGGCCAACTATAACACTGTTCCCCCTTCTGTTAATAGGAACTGAGAGTTCTCTAAAACTATCCCTCATTCTCCTAATGTTATAGCCCTCCCATTCTGCCCTTTTAATTTTCATGGGTGAAAATAATCCCAGCATAACATCACAATCCCTTGATGTTAACTTATTTTCACCTAATCCTGCAGGACTTGGTCTTACCATATCAGCCTTTATGTTTTCAACTGACTCCTGGGCAAGCATTTGCTGCTGAACTAGAACAGGAATATATCTCCATCTATTTCTCATATGGAGAATATACTTAGAGGATAAATCTGATACGGCTTGGTGAATGGTCTGATCTTTCTCAGCATCTATCAATGATACGTGATCAATTAATACAATTACAAATTCATCTGGGTCGTCTGGAATGTAGAGAAAAATCTTCTTAATTTCATCTAGATTACCAGACTCAATAAGTTGAGTATTAAGGACATTACCAGCAGCATCTATGTAATGACCATGAGAATGGGCATATTTTCTTACAGTTTTATAAATACCAAACGGGTTTCTTATGTTGTCATAGATTTCCACATGTTTAAACAATTCGTCAATTTCTGGTGCTACTTCTTCAATTGCTTTTAAAATATGATTTTCAAGAATATAACTCTTGTAAATGGAATCCATTCTATCTGGTGATATTCTTATGCCCTTTCTTAAATGTAAAAAGTGGGATATGGCTTCCTTAACTTTATCCTCTTTGCTCATTTCAAGACTGAAGTATAGAATCTTTATCTTAATATTTGTGTTGTGGGATTTAATAAACTTAAAAGGTGTATACAGAAATAGAAAATCGGATAGTTTTGATTTTCCCACTTTAGTTCCAGCAGTTACAATATAGTACCTACCCTGAACTATTCCAGGAATTTCTTCAGAAAATCTAGGAAAAGGAAAAGGTATTGCAATATCCTTTCCCTCTTCCCTGAGTCTCTTATTTTTCTCTAATTGCTTAGTTACCCTTTCTACTAGGGTTAAATTTTTGTTAGCCTCCAATCTTCATCCTCCTTATCCCTTTTAGTTAAGTTAATGTAGGTTTGAAATTTGGTGGCATTGAATAGGGTTTCTGGTCTTAGGTAGAATGACATTTTGCTATCATTCCCCCATTTCTCCACCATAGTATCCACTACTGCTTTTAGGTCCTCCACTGAATATCCCTCCTTAAGTCTTCCTGCTACAAACTTTCTATTGCTATTAGATTTGAGGGAAAATCTTCGATTGGTTGAAGTATTGAGATACTCCAAAACCTCATTAATTTTGTTATCCATTTCTTCCCCTTCAAATACTTCTTTTCCCTTATTCCTTAACTCATAACCAAATTCTGTTCTCTTTATGTAAAGGTTATTTTCAAGTGACGTTAAAATACTATCCAAATCAATTCCCTCTCCCCAAGTTAGTTCATATGGATCAAGTTCATTATATATTAGGGATAGTATTAAAACATCAACAGGGGTTAAAGGAAATTTTACCAGGGATTCCAATGGAATTTCAAGAGTTTGTTTCATAGCCATATTGTTTATAAAGTAATTCAGCCTCCAGTTCTGCTATCCTAAGAGCATAAACCTTCTCAATATCTTCTTTAGAACAATTTACTCCAAATTCATTTCTGACTATGTGATAAATCTCATCAATATCAGAAGTTTGGAATAGTTCCTCAGCAGAATTGCATAGGGCAGATAGAACTTTTAAATCAATAGAATCGGTATTTTTACTACCATTTACCTTTTTTCCTGTGTTCTTCTGCAATTTTTTCAATGATTTCATCTTCCAGTTCTCCCCAATTTTTAAAATTATCCATTAATAGTAGAAGATCCTCATTAGTATGAATGCTAATTAATTCCACTTCTTCTATTTCTGGTGTCCCAGGGTCTCCGTGGACATCATACCACTGTTCTTTCTGGTAGTAGTATTCATATCTCACGATGAATGAGTATGATTCTCTTCCTTTAGAAATAGTAATCTCACTTTCCATTTTACCAGAATTTAAAGTAACTTTAATTAATTTTCTTTATTCATAAGATTTTCAAATGTTATGTAAGTGAGTAACTCTTTATTAAAATTTTCTAAGGCATTTCTTACGTATACTTCATCCTGTGTATCCTTTACATAGAATAGGTAGTATTCTGGAAACCTTGCTCTTAATACTCTACCAGTTGTTTGGTAAAAGGATTTTTGGTTATTATCCAGTTGAACCATTATCCCCAATTCAATTCCTTCTAAATTCATACTTTCCCGTAGCATTCTGGTAGTAAATATTCTTTTAATTTTTCCAGAATTAAACTCTTTTATTAGTTCTTCTCTGGTATCCTCACTTATTTTTGAATGTATGGACATTCCTTTAGATAGTTCTTCGCTTTGCTTTATGGATTGGGTAAAGCATATTAATTTTTTATCTCCAACTTTTTCTAGAAATTTTGCCACAAATTTAGTCTTTACATCAGCCAGCATGTTCTTTCTTTTTGAGGCTTCCTGTAACCATCTGTATTTTCTCCATTCCTCATTAGATGTAAAGAATTCCTTTTTTCTTTTTTCAATTAGATTTGTTTGTCTTGTATACCATTCCTCCTCACTGCATATTATGGTTTTGTTTTTATCAATTTTAAATGGTATATATTTTTCGGTATTATTTAATTCCACTGATACTAAATAGATTTTTGGCTCTGGTAATATTCCATGTTCAATTGCACTATCTAATGGAATTTTATAAAAGTATGCATTATGAAATATTTCTCTAAAGTTATTTCTTTGGTTTTTGTTTAGAGTAGCAGTTAATCCAATGACTCTTTTTGCATTACCTGCTATAGTTTTTAGGTATTCTAGTCTTAGAGCAGAGTTAAGGGTATTATGGCATTCATCTAATATGTAATTATCACATTGGGTATGCTTATGCCACGAAGCGTAACAAGCAAATGTTACATTATTAAGTAGGTCAACCTTACCATGCTTTTGAAATTCCAGCATCCAGTTATTTATGTGGTTAGTTTCTGCTACCATTATAGTCCATCTTCCCCCATGTTTTTCAATAATCTTTATGGCGGAAAGACTTTTTCCAACTCCTGTAGCATGTTCCAGTATTAGTACTGGATATGTTTCAGATAAATTAACCGCTTTATTCTGAATTTGTTCTTTTAAGTTTTCCCTGTTTGAAAATAATGTCAGATCTTCTGACTTTTTTGAATAGGTTCCCATAACCTTCATGGTTTATAAATTGAAATTCTCCATATTTGGTATGATCCAATATGTCAAATATATCCTTTTGTATTCCTTCTGGAATACTTTTGGTATTTACCCATTTATTGTAGGGTAAATTTCTAATGTATCTATCTATTAACCTTCTCCTGTAGGATTCATCATTTGTTAAATTTTTTTGCTCCACTATCCTAAACTAAGTTTAAATTTTGTAAGCAATTACTCCAAGAAAATCTGGTTCTACTACAATTAATTCCTTAATAGGTCTAATAATGGTGTTACTAGGATGTGATGTGTAGAGTTCTCCAGTATTAGGATTGTAGTAGTTATAACATTTGTCTAAGATTTTTACTACCATCATATTGGTAGTGTAATCCTTTGACTGAATTAAGTCCCCCCACTTTTAGGTCATCACAGTTGGTGTTAAATACATAGTGTTTAAAACTGAAAGTATCTCTTACAGGAATTTTCACATTGGTGTAAACTACTAAAATTGTTTTCATAGGTTTAACTATTTAAGTTATTATTAAATTTTTTGATGTGTTCCACAAATTCATCCATTTTATCAATGGGTACTTTAAAAGATTCTTCTAATACCTGGTAAAGAAAAGCTTCTACATCATCAAATAGTTCTTCAGTGGGTTCCCCTCCTTCATTCCTACAGGCTTTAACCACTTCTCTCCACATTTGGGAAGCCTGCTTGTTGAGTAGGTTTATCCATCGTTTAGCAGCCTGTCGGTATCCTGCATCTTTTATTTTGTTTATGTATGTGGACAGCACTGCAAATATAATCATTATTTTTGAAGTGTCTGAGAATTCATTCATAGTAAAATAGTTTAATGTTTCCACCATTTAGTTATTACTGGAGTAGCGGTTAATTTTATGGTTTGGCAGTACAATTCTCCTGCCTTTTCCATGCACTCCTTTAGTATTTTTGCTTCCTGTTCTGCAAGTTCTTCAGGTACTTCTATTAGAAATTCATCATGACAAATAATGGCAATTTTTACTTTAAACAGTAAATTCTCTTCCAGTAAATGTCTATAGTATAGAATACCTGCATATTTAGTTATTGAGGCAGAAGTTCCCTGAACTGGGTAGTTATATGAAGCATTTTTAATTTTACTTTCTGGTAAATTATTGGGGATAAAATACTTCTCTCTAGTAATATCATTATAGGTAATTACTCTGGTTCTCTTAGCCCTGTTGAATACTTGCTCGAAGTATTTTTTTACCCCTTTAAATGCCTGAAAGTAAGCATTGTAAAATGCTTCTCCTTCTTCAATGGGAATGTTACAGTTCTCAGCTACCGTGTAGCCTGTTCCACCATACTGAATGGCAAAGTTTCCTAACTTACTGATCTGCCTTTCCTTGGGAAAATCTTTTTTGATTAATTTAATGGTTTCTTGGTTGAGTTCTGGATATTTTTCACGTATCTTTGGAAAAATATGCCAAGCAGTGTAGGAATGCATGTCAGTAAATCCTTCTTTAAACATTTTAATTAGGGCTTCATCCTTACAAAAATTGGCGAATACCCTAACCTCTTGGCTATCATAATCCGCATTTATAAAAATGTAACCCTCTTCTGGAACTATACAACTACGGGTTTCTTCATCTGCTGGTATGTTCTGAGCATTTGGATAGTCCACATTGCTGCTTTTATCCTTTCCCCCAGAACTCATTCTACCAGTGGTAACCCATTGCTGAAACTTGGTATGAACTCTACCTGTAACTGGATTAATATATCTAAACCAGTTCTCACCATAGGTAGAACATCTTTTCAGTGCAGCCCTATAATCAATATAGGTTTGGATTATTGGATTTTTATTTACCTGTTTTTCGAGAAACCCAGCATTAACAGTATCCTTCAATTCTCCTGTTTCTGGGTCTTGAATTGATGTGTCAATACCCAGTATCTTAAAGAATTTAGCAACCTGTTCTGGACTATTCCAGTTGATGTTTACCCTGGATTCATTTTCATTCCATAAGTTAAGTTGAGGATCAATAAATTCTTTAATACTATTCTCCTGAATATACTTGTTTAGTTCTGCTAATTTCTCTTTGAGAGTTTTTTTATCCTGCTCAATCTTTGATTTCCATTTTTGGGTATCCAGTTTAAAGCCACTATATTCTAAGTAGGATATTACAGGCACAAACATATTATTCATTCTAACTGCTCGTAGCAAATCCCACTTTGTGGCTCTTTCTAACTGCTTCTCTTTTATTTTTCCTAAATACTTCACATCATCAGCAGCATAAATAACCACTCTTTCAGATAGTTTTTCTTTAAATATTCTTCCTCTTATTGATTTATCTAACATAACACCTACATATCTATAGCAAACAAAGTCAAGACTTTTCTTTATTTCATCATGACCATTCCAAATAATTTGCTCGGCTATATAGGTGTCATAAACATTTTTAAGAACAATTCCCTTATGAAGTAAAAATCTTATATCAAATTTTAAGTTGTGTCCTAAGAAAATCTTTGATTTATCCTCTAATAAATTTTTGAAGTTGTTAATACTAACTGTAGTTAGATCAACTACAAATTGATTTTCATAATCTCCTAACTGTAGGGTAAGGATACTTCCAGTGTATGGATCCATACCCATAGTTTCAGTATCTAGTCCAATCTCAGAGATACGAGAGCAGTAGTCCACGCAATCCTGCACACTGGCTAGCCTCACGCTACTGCTCTCTTGTATCTCTTGATTTGTTATAAGGTAAACCATATCAATCGTTCATTAAAAAACTTCCGTATGCAGTGTACACGTTAAAGTGGGTACTTTTACCTTCTACTACCACTAAAATTGGTACTCCATTCAATACCTTTAAGTACTTTCCTTTATCAATTTTAACGTAGTTTTGATCATTTTCAAGGCTAGTTACTATTGCAACTGCGTAGGATGTGGGATAACTTAGCATTTGATAGTTACATACATTTTCCTTATCAAATGATCCGAACAGGAAAATATTATTTTCTTCCCTATCCTTAAATTTTATTTGACACACCTCTTTTTCAAATCCTTCCATTTTTTCAAAAAGTGCGTGTTCATACTTAGCCTGGATTTGATCTTTTGTCATCCCTATTATCCAGATTTGTTGAAAAGTCTGAGCCTGTGCAAATGTAGTAACAAATAGTGTTACTACAAATGTTAATAATATTTGTTTCATAGTGTTAATGTTTAATTAAAAAATAAAAGCACTATTGACTAGTGCTTATATTTCGCAAATCTTTTTTCCATTTCAGGATAATCTTTTGTATAGAACATTGTTATACCAAAAGGATCTTTGTTTAGTATAAGGATAATCTCATTCTCCCCCTCTCCAAATCCAACTTTTCCATTTTTCATGAGGTCTGGAAATGCTTCAGAAATTATTTTTTCGTAACTATCTGAAAATAGATATGTTACGAAAAAGGATGGCTGATCATCTGGTGTTTCTGTATAGATGAGAATCGTTGCTTCCTGCCTGTTCTCATTTGCTATTTCTACCAGATACCTATTATGATCTATTGGAACCATCATGTTTTTTAGATATTCTGATGATTTCCCTAAAAACCACATTGGATTTTCCTCTTTTCCTTTAAGAGCGAATACTAGTGGTTCTAATAGAGTCTCTGTTATTACGAATTTCATAAAGGTCTCTGTAGGCATTAGTGATATAATTATATCACTCAAATGCTTGGTTTCTTTTTGGTACATGTTTTACTTGTTTTAATTAAACAATAAAATACAAGGACAGTATCTTGCAATCTTGTATATAACTTGCTTTCTTTGATACTGTTCCTTGTACTAATTTATGCTTTTTCCTCCAATGGTGGGTCAAGTACTTGCATTTTCTCCTGTTTAAACAGTTTTTTTACCCTCTCCTTATTAAAAATTTCTTCGAGGGTTGTTACTGCTCCTGAGTAGAAATCACATTCTAACCAGAAGCAGATCGCCTCATCAAAACTTTTGAAAGTCTTAGAAAGGACCTCCCTTCCATTTTTTGTCATGTGATTCCTATCTTTAGGCAGATTGGAATCACCGTTGTACTTTATTTGTATTCTCATTTTTTGTAAGTTTTGTTGTTAAAAAATACTCTTTTAATAACGTATCCTTCATCCTCTAACAATCTGAGGATTGTAGGAATTTCATTTTCATAACACTCGAATGAATGAGTGCTTTTAAAATTCTTTATTTGTTGAGAATATTTCATATATACAACCAATTTAAATTTTTGGTTGTATTTAGGAGCCTTCTCAAAGTAAGCCCCTTTTGGACTTACTTTGTTCTTTTTTCTTTTGAGTTCTACCTTTTCAGGTATACTCTTTTTGAATATCCATCTGTTAATGAATAGTAGAGGTTTTCTTATTCCTGCCTCTACCATTTCTTTGTCATTTTTTGGATCAACTGGACTGGCCAGTTCTCCTCCACAAATGTTTTTTTTCATTTTTTTGTAACTTTATACCCTAAACTTTATTATAAAATACAGTGAGAGTTAGGGTATCTCTCACTGTGCTTCCTTTTTTCTTTTCAGTGTTAGGAGGACTGCAACTAGTCCTCCCAGAGGTGCTCCCATGATTGCTATATAAGGGGCTGCCTCTATTCCATATATTGCCATTATCATGGCAATCATGGACATTATTATATGTCCTGGGAAACTCCCCAGGACAAATTTTTCTAGTTTGTTCATTTTTTGTAGTTTTTTTATTGATTCCTTTTTTAAAGTTAACACTTCCTTTTTGATAAATTACAGGCAAAGCGAAGTGTACTTCTTTGTCTGTAATAAAAAAGGTGCTGAGTTAGGGACTCTTTGGTAAAGCAGAACTCCCAATATCAGCACCTTTTTAGACTACAGGTCAAAGTCACTCTTAGTTTCAGTGACTTCAACTTCTTTTTCTTTTAGAACTTCTGCATCTCCTAAACGATGCATCAGTTCTATAATCTGTATAGGGTCGTCTATTTCTGCCAAACATTTGTAATTGTATGTTTGGCCATATTGTTCATCTACCTTCCCAGCGACCCACTGGGTAAGGTAGGTCTTTCCTACCTGGAATCCGTTGCTCTTTGCAACGGTTCCTGATAGAACGAATTTGGCAGGAATTTTTCCTGCCACTGGAACTAAGATTACGGGCATTAGTCCATTTTTATCTGGACTTCCTTTCCCGAATACCTCTGTTTTTACTACACACAGCATAATCTTTTGTTTTAATTTATGCAGCACACTTTTTTTAAGTCGGGGTGCTGCTTACCGACTATTTAGTTATATTCATTGTAAGTTAAGACTTACACGAATATAACTTATATTTTAAAAGAGGGGTTGTGGTGGTTAGTCCACAACCTCTCTAAAAACTACCTTTGTTCTTCTTCTTTTAGTTCAGTGAGCCTGGCCTCTTTGAGCATTCGCTCAAAGATGCCACTTAGTACCGCTCTAAGCAAGTATCTGTCCTCTTCGGACAGAATACTGCTTTCTTCAACCCACCTTAACCAGAAGGTGAGTTGTTTTTTTAAGAATTCTGTTGTGTTCATAATTTTAAGTTTAGAAGTTCTGAGAGAAAAAGAATAGGTGTAATAACTTTTTTTGTTTAAAAAAACCCATCAGGTTAGGTAAATTACCCAACCCGATGGGGGGAGAATGCTGCATCCGCAAATGTTAGGAAATTTCGTCAATTTCATCTAGATAGGATGAAACTTCCTGGGGGATTGGGGTTATCCCCTCTTTTATTATTTGGACCTCCCACCAGCAACCTCCCCCGTTGCTGGCGGGTGCTGCATCTGCAAATGCAGCATTAGCAGCCTTTCGGGAGGTCCATCCCTCCCAATTCTTATCACCCCCTCCGTGATAGAATCTGCAGAGGTGGCCTCTCCCTCCAAAGTCCACCTCAACAGCATTTCTACCTTTTTTTGTGGTGAATTCTTTAAATCCACAGGGAACCCACTCCCCTTCGGGGATTTGCGGGTTATATTCCCTGAAGATTATTAATTTTGATAAGCCGTCAATGATCCTTGTTGACGGGCTTACCTCAACAAATTTTATTTTATTCATATCCGTGATAATTAAGTTTAGGTGTAATAACGGGGGATACCCCCCGTCCAAGCCTTAGTGGGGGGGTCAAAGGGTGAGGTACTTAACACAAACTTTTTTCCAGAAAAAATTTTAAAAAATTAAAAAAAATTCAAAAAAAAATTCCAAAAAAAAAATTTTTTAGAGAAAAAGTTTAGAAAAATTTGATTTTGGTTATATTTTTTTATAACTCTTAAAAATTTTTTACACTTAGCTCTTGACTTTTTCAATTTTGTGTTTTATATTTGCACTGTACTCTAGAACCCCCAAGGGTTTCCCTTGAGAAAGGAAATGGAGGGGAGAACAGGGAGTAGCAGGTGCAGTCTTGAAATAATAGACAAACATAGTGCTGAGGACTTCCTGTAGTACAAAAGGTTAGGATAACCAGATGGAAAGAGGGATAAAAGGCTAAGGGACTGATAGAAATGCCTCCCAGTGGTGTAAAAGACCACACGAGTGATAGGAGAAATCCGAACGTACCACATCTGGGAAACCAAAACTAAAGAGGAGCTGCTGAGGAATACCAAAACTCAGGGGTATTTCTTTTTAAAAGGCCCAAACTAGGATAAGCAGTTTTGAAAGGACTTTTAAAGAGTAATTTAAAAGTGAAGGGGACTTTATAGTTCCTTTTTTGTTTTATAAGGAAAATGTATTATATTTACAGCACAAAAAAACAATGCCTATGGGAACTACACAAACTATAGAAGAAAAGTTAAGTAAGTTAAGAGAGGTACTGAATGAGTATGTGGGGTATTTAAAGGTATGGGGAACTGTTAGCATAGAACTGGTTACCCGTACAGAGGCTCCAGTAAATGTAGAACAGGTTACCGTAGAAGATAAATATGGAAGGAAGCAGGAAGAACTTAGGGCTACTTGGGGGAAAATATCCCCTTCTCCATATGTAAGGGTAGTGTACTCTGAACCTAAAAATGAGTTTAAGAGTATTCTTCAACCTGGAGCTTTTGAATCCAAAGAGTTCCCACTATGTCATTTGGATAAACAACTTGTTAGTTATAGGGCAAAACTTAAAAGATTGCAGGAGAAGGAGTAGAAATAGTTTGAAAAATTTGTATGATTGAAATAACTGTTATATATTTGTAGGGTAAACCAATATAAAAGTATATGAAGACAAGTGACAGAATTAAGGACCCAGAAGCAGTGATTTTACCCCCTGACCATGTACTGCTAGAGGTTTTCCTGCGTAAAACTCCAGTGGTTCTGATAAGTAAACAGGATGAGCAGGAGACGATTGATTACATTAGGATTGTTAAGATAAACCCTAAGGAGGAATGTGTTTATGAGGTGGGGGATATTGTTTTGGATATAGACAACTTCATGACGGTAAGATGGGAAACTAATGGTAGGTTCTTTATCAAAATGCCTATTAACAATATTAAACTTGCAGTGAAGAAGGAAAACTTCATAATTGACAGTGATTTAATAATTAACTAAAACTAACCAGTATGAACAAAAATTTCCAAAGGCGTCCTATGAGTGACGAAGAAAAGAAGGCTGCTGCAGAATTTAGGACAAAGCGTCAGATTAGGGATCAACTAAAGCTAGAAGTTGAGCTACTTGAGTTGAACATTAAGTACTACACCTATCAGATGCAGCTAACTGAGGTGTTCTCAAAATTCCAGTCATGGCAAAAGGCTATGCAGGAACTACAGAAACAGAATGAGGATGGGAAAAAAGAAAAATCTGAAACAGGAAATACTACAGGCATGCATGTTGTAGAGGACAAACCACTGGATACAGAAATTTCTACCTCAAAGATAGATGAATTTTTACAGGAAGAAAATGATGGGATAGCATAATCTCATAGTTAAGTTTTGAGTTTACTCAAATTAATGGCATCATTACTATATGGTGCCATTTTTTTGTAGCACTTTTTTGATTATGACAAAAATTATTTATATTTGTGACAAAACAGTAGAACTATGAATAAGGGAGGCAAGATGGAGCTAAGAGTTCCAGTAAACAGCAATACTAAATGGATAATAATAATGCAGATATTGGACTGTGTTCAACCATTTAAGTCATTAAGACCTAGAGAACTTGAGACATTGGCTAAGTTGCTACAGCTTACCCATGAACTAAAAAATCTTACCAAAGAGCAGAGAGGTTTGGTTATATTTCACCATACAACAAAAGAAAAAATAGCAGAGGAACTTGGCATTACTATTGATAACTTTTACAATATTCTTCTATCTTTGCGGAAGAAAGATCTCATTGATGATTATGGGGTGGTGGACAAAATAGCTAAACCATTCATGGAGCAAGACATTACTGAGATAACCTTTAAATTTGTTACAAATGCTTAGTATATTTTCTAATGATTTAGTTGTATTAATGATGGCCCATTTAAAGTTAGTATCACATTTCATAGACAATGAAAACTATGAATACATTAGCTATGGAATTACTAACAGTAAGTTAGGATATGAATTGAAGTATGAAATAGTAAAATTAAATAATAGTAATCATGATGAACCAAAACCTACAGCGAGTGATTCAATTTTTAATGAAGAACCCAGGGTACTTGAAAGCTGGAAATAACAGAATAGCCAGTAGAATAAGTTGTACTGAAGAAGAAGCCAGGCAAGCAAAGGAAATTATAAAAAGCAATCGTAAAACTTTTATTGAAAATACAAATGAAAATGCTAATGTAATAAATGAATTTGAAACCTACCTAAACAGAATTGGAGTAAGCCATGATGAAGTTAAGTCAGTAAAGTTTTGGCAAACTCAATCAGGAGAGTTAAGGTATAGTATAGTTACTAATAGAGAAGAAAATGAACTACCAAAAATAGAGGATGTAGTAGAAGCACTTCTAAAAGAAGAAGATAACCTTCCAAAAATTGAACAACAAGAAATAGTAGAGCCAATAAGGCATAGAACCCTGATTGTTTACCTATCTGATATGCATATTGGGTCAATGGTATCAGATGAGGCACTATATGAAAATTACTATAATCCAAAAGAACTTGAATACAGGTTGGGAGAAGTATTTATTGAAATACTAAATGCATACAAAACATTTGGGGTATTTACAAACTTGTATGTAGTAAACCTAGGGGATTCTCTTGATGGGTTAGACGGGTATACAACAAGAAGAGACCACAGAATTCCACAAAACCTTACAAACAAAGAAGCATTTGAAACATTTATAAAAGTACACAAAGACTTTTACCGAAGGTTAATTACTAGTAGAATATCAGCAAACTACAAGTTTATTCACATTACAAATTCAAATCATGGTGGGGAATTCGAGTATTTTGCTACGAGATGTCTGGAAGAATACATGAAACTCATCTATGCAAATAATCCAGTAGAATTCTTCACCTGCACCAAATTTTTAAACCACTTTACTATAGGAGAACATATCTTTATCTTTACCCACGGTAAGGATGATAGTGATATGAAACTTCCGTTCCCACTAAATCTGGATACAAAAACAGAAAGTTTTATACTAGACTATGCCAGACATAATGATATTCCTTTAAATAACCTTCATGTAGTGAAGGGAGACCTTCATCAGGCCAATACAAATCATGGAAAGTTTTTTAGGTATAGAAACATTCCTAGTTTGTTTGGATCCTCAAAATGGATAATGGCAAACTTTGGGAATACTAGGCCAGGATTTTCGTTTGATATGCTTGATGGGAAAATAGTATATAGTTGGGACATTAATTTTTAGCCTTTATGAAACATTTACATTGTAGTGCTTGTATAGCTAACGGGAAGAAAAGAAAAAGTAAAGCCACACATATGGTAAAGCTAGATGGTATAGAGATACCATTATGTGATAAGCATTACAAGGAGTTTGAAGAGCAGGAAGAATTTTTAATTAACAGTATAGATTATGGAGATAAGGCCACAGAGGAATGATATTTTTAGTGTCAATATTATATTTGATCTAATGGATCAAAACGATGTTAAAGAATTGACAGTATTTAGAAAGTTGCTTACTAAACTATCCAAAATAGTTAATAAGCCAGGAATAAGAAATGATTTTACTAAGGAAGAAAAGATAGTATTTAATAACTTTATGAACACGTTAATTTCAGAAAGACATGAAAACTCTGAAAAGTAGAGAGATAATAAAAACTATAGCCAGAGAGGAAGAAGTATCCATAGAGGATGTGGAAAGAGTAATTATGGTACATTTTGAATTTGTTAAATATGTGCAATCCACATTGGTAGATAGGGGAAAGGGATATTTTCCTTCTGTTAGACTGCCTAAATTTGGTATCTTTTATGTCCCACCTAAATCTCAAGAGAAACTAATGGAGGTTAATAAAAGAAATGGAACTGTTTGAGTATAGCAACTGGAAACTCGACATAAGACCAGAAGCTTTTACAATAAAAGCTTTTGCTGATCTTATTAATCGGGATAAGAGTAGGGATAAGGGAAGAGCTATAAAGGAGCTAGCATTTGTATTTCATATGTGTGATTTCTCATCCCCCTTTTCATCCTACTTAGACCAGGAAACTAAAAAAAGGGACATAGTAAAAAAGATAGGCTTGCCAAATGATTGGGAGCCTGATGGGTTAGTAAATGAAGCTATTAGGGTTTATAGAGAACTGGAGGAAACCACAACTTCTAGGTACTATGAATCTGCTAAAATAGCTTTATCAAAAATAGATGCCTATTTTAGAACATTTGAAATTACTCCAGATACTTCTGCAGCTGAAGTGCAGAAAGTGGAGAGTATGATTAAGAGTTCAGTTGAGACAGTAAAGTCACTGCGAAGTTTGGAAGAGATAGTTAAACAAGATAAGGAACGTAATGAAAGAATTAGAGGAGGAAAAGAAAGACCATATTTCGACGATTGATGTTAATGAGGTTACCTCTCAGATTAATAATGAGCTGCTGCAGGGTCTTGACTCTGTTTCTATTGGAGAATTCTTTGAGTACGTTGAGAAGATAGAACTAATCAGAAACCTAATAAGTCCAAATAGAAAAAGAGCAAGAGACCTTGAGCGTTGGGATAATCCTAACCTTCCACTTGAACATGAGGTGGAACCAGGAGAACCATACAGGAAGTTGAATCCCAAGGGAAGAATAAGAGTTGATCTGGAGAATCCTCATATACTAGAGGATATGGATTACTTTCGTCCTGCTGCTAAGCACTTTGAAGAGTTTGGGTGTTATACTAAATTCCAAAAGAACAGGGATCCAGACTCTGATTACATGAAGTTCTGGAAGGAAGAAAGAAGGAGATGCTTAGAGGGTTATGTTAGGGAGTCAGACGGAGAGTGGATACCAGGATATCTTTACTACTACTGGAACTATGGTAGAGTACTCATTAAGATAAAAACAGGTAGAAATACAGCACGAGAGGAGGAAGCATTTCCAAAGATATATGATAGTCACTACTGGTGGTTTCACTACATTGAGAGAGCTGAAACTCTAGGGTTGTTTGGAAATAACTTAAAGAAACGACGCTGGGGATATTCCTATATAATAAGTGCAATGTTCTGTAGGAACTACTATCATATTCCCCTATCAAAGAGTTATCTCATTGCTTACCAGAAGGAGTATATGTATAAGGATGGTACAATGAATAAGTTTAAATTTCAGGCATCCTTTGCTGAAAAACATACTCCATTTGCAAGTCCACGATTGGTTGACCTACTACCACATACTAAGGCTGGATGGAAGGATAATGGAATTGATAGAGGAAGATTAAGTGAGGTTATTGGGGTAACATGTAAGGATGACCCAGATAAGGCAAGAGGTAAAGCTGGTAAACTGTTGGCTTTTGAAGAGTCTGGAATATTTCCACAGTTAGAAAAAGCTTGGACAGTTGCTGAGGAATCTGTGAAACAGGGGGATCTTGTTTATGGATTTATGCTAGCAGGGGGGACTGGTGGAACAGAGGGAGCAGACTTCTCTACAGCAGAGAAAATGTTTTATGGACCAGAAGCATTTAACATTCTTCCATTGAAAAATGTATATAGTAAAACTAATGGCAGGGGAATCTGCTCATTCTTTGTTCCAGGATATGTTTCTTATGAGGGATGCTATGATGAAAATGGTAATTCTGATGTAATCAAGGCTCTTGTAAAAATTCTAAGAGAAAGACAAAAGATTAGGCTATCAAGCAAGGATAGTCTTAGGTTAATTGGTAAGAAGGCTGAAATTCCTGTTACTCCAGAAGAAGCAGTTCTTAGAACTGAAGGTAATGCATTTCCTGTTCTTGAAATTAAAGAATACCTATCAAATATTTATCCAGTAATGGCTTCTTTTACTGCACAGCATTACACAGGAGATTTAATAGTTGCTACTGGGGGAAGTATTGAATTCAAGAATAGAGCAGATGCATACCCAATAAGAAATTACCCACTAAAACCAGACCAGGACCCTGTTGGTGCTTTGGAAGTTTATGAACTTCCTATATCAGGTAACACAGACCCATTTAGATATATAATTGGAGTTGACCCAATAGAGAATGATGAAACTAAGTACTCAGTATCACTTGCTTCAATGATTGTTTTTGATAGGTTTACTAGAAGAATTGTAGCTGAGTATACTGGTAGGCCACAGTTTGTAGATGACTTCTATGAGTTGGTTTACAAAACTTCCCTGTTCTATAATGCAACTATTATGTATGAAAATCAGAAGAAGGGTCTATATGCCTACTTCCACAATGTTAAGAAGGCTGATTTTCTACTTGCGGATTATCCACAGCATTTAAAGGATAAGTCCGACATGCGGGGTAGAGTTCTTTATGGAAATACTGCAAAGGGATTTAGCTCTACTCCAGAAATAAAGGCATATGGAAGGAGACTACAAATCACTTGGATGTTGTCCCCTGCAGTTGGTGCTGCAGCAACTACTATAACTGACCCAGAGGAAAGTGGAAATGAAATACAAGCAATACAAACTGAACTTAACCTTCATAAAATTAGATCAATTGGATATCTTGAAGAAGCAAGTCAGTGGCATCCAGATGGTAACTTTGACCGAGTAGATGCAATGACTGCTGTAATGATATTTGACAGGGAACTTGCAACATATGAAGATTTGGGTCAGGTTAGAACTGCTAAAAGTGGTTCTGCTAAAGTAAAGGATTCATTTTTTGAAAAGGTATATGGTAATAAAAATAATAAGTTTGGTTATAAGCCATTTAATATTATTTAAACTTAAATTTTGTAATTATACTATAGGTAATAATTTTGTAAATTCAATATGAGGCTATGGCATTAGAAACTTATAGTGGAGGATTCCCAAGACAAAAAAGAACTGCTGCAGAGAAAAATGAGAATTTCTTTAAGGAATGTATTGAAGCTGCAGTAGGAATGGCTCAGAGAATGGATAGCATTCAAACTTCTTTAGGGGTTAGGTCCTCTAAGAAGGAAAAAATTGTATGCTATAATCTATATGATGATATTGTGGATAAAAAAGAAGTTGAACTTACCTTAGACCCATTAGGAATATTCAACACTGACAAGTTTCCTACCACCTATAGGAACTATCCACTTGTAAATCCAAATATTAATCTTCTCTGTGGGGAGGAAAGAAGGAGGCCCTACAATCCTGTTGTTACTGTGATAAATGGAGATGCTGTAACTTCTAAGTTAGAGCAGAAAAAGGAACTATTTACTCAATGGTATGTTGAGCAGTTACAGCGGAACATACAGGATGAAGAGAAGTTAAAAATGGAACTTGAGAAGTTCAGCCGATTTATAAACTACTCTTGGAAGGACTTGCGGGAAAGAATGGGTACCCAGCTATTAAACTACCTATGTAAAACACTTGACTTACCGCAGGAATTTAGTAGGGGCTTTAAGGATTTACTTATTACTGGGGAAGAAATATATACAGTAGAAATAGAAGGTGGGAATCCTGTACTGCGTAGGGTTGATCCTACTAATGTTACAGTTATTAGGGGTAGTTTAAGTTGGAAAATTGAAGATGCTGATATTATTGTAGAGGATGCCTATCTAAGTGTTGGAAAGGTATTGGATAGGTACTATGAATATTTAACTCCACAGCAAATTTCAGATATTGAGAATGGTTATGCTACAGTAAGAACTGGAACTAAAATGCTGGTTCCTGAAATTCCTACCCAGTCCCTTCCTAATATAGAGTTCATAGACCTAACCAATATGGGCTCTGCGGATATAAATAAGTTTTACAATCTTATAGATGGATATTATGACGCTGAGGGGAACATCAGGGTAACCAGAGTACTGTGGAAAGGAATGAGAAAAGTAAACATAGTATATAGTTTTGATGAGGATGGGCAACTTGTAAAGGATATAATGCCAGAACAGTATAAGCCTAACAAGGAAATGGGGGAACAGGTAAAAGAGGCCTGGATTAATGAGTGGTACGAAGGGATTAGAATAGGAAAGGATATTTACATAAAAATGGGTCCATGTGAATTACAAATTCGGGACCTTGATAACCCTTCTAAAGTATACCCGCCTTTTGTAGGTTCTATAGTTCAAACTGGAAAAGGAACTAGCAAGGGATTAATGGGGATAGCTAAGGAGTGGCAGTACTTATGGAATACCTTTATGTATAAATTAAAACTCGCCTATGCAAAAGATTATGGTAAAATTGGATTTCTGCCACTCCACTTATTTCCAGATGGATGGTCCATGGACCAGATATACTTCTGGGGAACACAACTAGGATTGTTACCACTAGATGCATTTAATGCTGGACAGGAGGGATTTGCTAAAGGTAAACTTGCTGGTACAATGAGTGGAATACCTACTCATATGGACTTATCTAATCAACAGCAAATTCAATCCTATATTGCCATGCTTGCTTTTATTAAGGAACAGGTAGATAATTTAACTGGTATAACCCCGCAACGCAAGGGTGCTATTAGTAGTAGTGAAACTGTTGGTGGTATTGAACGTTCAGTTTTACAGTCAAGCAATATAACAGAGGAATGGTTTTCAATACATGATAACACAAAGACACGAGCACTAAGACTTTTACTTGAAGCTGCTAAGATTGCTTATGAGGGAAAGAGCTTTGTAAAGGAATTTATTCTTGATGAAGGAACTAAGGGAGTTCTTGAATTTGACTATAACATATATAAAGAAGCTTGTTATGGTGTGGATGTAAGTAATTCTGCGGATGATCAAGCTACTGTTCAGTATCTTAAGAGTCTTGCTGATAGGTTCCTACAGGCTAGTGGTTCATTTGCTCTTGCTGCAGAACTTGTTAGAACTAAAGACCCTGCAACTATTATTAGAACAATTGCTGATTATGAAGCTAAGATGCAGGAGCAGAGGTCTCAGGCAGCACAGGCTCAGCAAGAGGCTGCTCTACAAATAGAACAGCAAAAGATGGAACTTGAAATGATGAAGCTGGAGGTTGAAACAGAGCAAAGAGAATTAGACAGGCAACTTGAAATGTGGAAAGCCCAGGAAGAGAACCAAACTAGAATTACTGTTGCAGAGCTAAATGCATATAGAATGACTGCAAGTCTTGACCAAAATAGTAATGGTATTCCTGATCCAATGGAAATTGCAGATCAAGCTAGAAAGGAAAGGGAACTTCAATTTAAGGAATTTGGTAAGAAAATGGAACAGGAAACTAAGAAGAAGGAAGTGGAGTTTAAGAAACAGGTTGAAGATAAAAAGATTGAGTTGGAAAATAAGAAGTTAGAACTTGAGAAAAAGAAACTGGCACTACAGGAGAAAGCTATGAAGCTCCAGAAGGAAATTCAAAAGAAAAAGGATGAGGCTGCTATGGAACGAGAAAAACTTAAAGCAAAAGTTGCAATACAGAATAAAGTACCAGGGGAGAAGTAATATGAAGTGGTATGATTTAGATGTTAAGGATAGAATAGACCTACTTAAACTTTATAGGAGTTTAGGGTATTCCAGACAGCAGGCAGTTGAAGATTTCAACAATGGTATGCCTATTCTGGCTGAAGGTGGATTTATTCCACAAGAGGAAGAAGAGGGTTCATCCAATCAGGTTTCAATGGAGGAACAGAAAATATCTACTATTGAAGATCTGATACAACAATTATATTTAGGTAAGCAGCAAGAAATAGAGCAGTTAAATCAACAGTTAGGAATGGACCCATATGTTGACCTAGACATTGCTGCCAAACTAGAAGAAGCACATTCACACTTAAATCAATTAAGTCAAGGAATTATTCCAGAGGATATACAGCAACAACTATTTGGAGTTCCTCCTCAGGAATACAGTGATGATACAGAGGATGAAAATTCCCAGTATTGGGATTATCAGGAACAGCAATAATGGAAATTGGTTATAATAGTTTGTAGTATAATCTAATAAAATTTGTTAGAAATAAAAATCTATTTTTATTTTGTGTTGAACTTTAAAAGGCAAAAACTATGAGCAAGGAGCAAATTGAATTAAACTTTGACGAACTGTTTAGTAGTGGGTCAGAGTTACTGTTTAGTGATGAACAACCTAAGGGTGGTTCTAACAAAACAGAAGGAGATGAAGCAGGACAAGATTCTGTGAAAGAAGTGAATAACAAGAAAGAAATTAAATTGGTACTTGGCGAAAGTCCAGAAGATCTTCTAGAAGATTCTGATTTATTTTCAGAAGATGCTGAGGACGAAGAACAGGGCAAGACTAAGAAAAAGGAAGAAAAGAAGCCATCTGGTGAGGCTGAAGAAACTCAGAAATCCCCCTCATCTGATGAAATTGATGATGCTGCTTCTGGTTCCTTTGCTCTTGCCTTTGCAAAGTTCCAATTGGATGAGGGGGTAATTTCTGATGTTAATGAAGAGGAGCTTCTTCAGGTAGAAAAAGAGGAAGGATTAAATGGAGCACTTAAGTATTTACTTGAAAAGCAGCGGGAAACTATTTTTGAAGAAGCAAAGAAGATTTATGCTGCTGATAGGGAAGAAGTTGAGGAATACTTTAAACTTAAGGATGCGGGGATAGATCCAGAAACTGCTCAAAAGTTAATGTATGATAGAAAAACTTTTAGTAATATTACTGAAGAGCAACTTGAAGAAGATGACAATTTAAGAGAAAAAATTCTCTACGAGCATTACAAACGTACTACTACATTCAGTGATGCTAAGATTAAGAAGTTAATTGAGAATAGTTTTAATTCTGGTGATGATATTGAGGAAGCAAAAGAAGCACTTAATGAGCTAAAAAGGATAAATGCCAAAGAAATTGAGGAAGCAAAGAAACGAGTTGAGGAGGAAGAAAGGCAGTATAGAGAACAAATTAAACAGGCTCAAGAAAACTTTAAAGAGTTTGTAATGAAGCAGGATGAATTTTTAGAGGGAATTAAAGTTAATAAGCAGACCAAGGAAAAGATTATTGATATGGTATTAAGGCCTGCTGCAAAGGATGCCAATGGGAATGTTCTTAATGCAATATGGGCTGCTAGATCACAAGACCCTCAGAAGTTTGATGCATACCTTGCTTATCATTTGCTTACTGGAACATTCTGGGGTAAAACTGATAAGATTAAGAAACAAGTTAAAACTGATAAAGTAACAGAACTTGAAAGGTTATGGGCTACTAAAGGTGGAGCACTAAATGGAAGTCCTACAGGTTCAAGTGGTAGTTCAGGAAAAGAATTGATAGAAAAACTTTTTAAATAAACGAAATAAGTATTAACCAATTAAATTTAATAGACTATGCAAATTTTTAGAAATCAAATCTCTGATCCTAAGTACTGGGGAAAATTAACTAGGGAAAGTCACCTAGCTAACCTTGGGTATTCCCAGACTCAGGTATCAAAGACCATTGAACGTCTTGTAGACCTTGAAATTGGGTCTGATAACTTTGTAAATTTTGTAGAACAACTTCCTGTTTATGAACTTAACGAGGAAGGTCCCTACCGTTATGCCCTCCAGGGTCTTGAAGAAAGGAATTTCCCCCTTATCAAGGCTACTATGGATGAGGCAGGTAGTGTTGCTGTAACTGATGCCCACAAAGCTGGGTATAAGGGTAGTAGCTTTTATATGTGGTTTGAGGGTGATCCCTTTGATGTTACTGGTACTCTGACATCAAGTCATCCCGAACAAATTATGCTACGTATTGCTGAGCCTGGAGTTCAGGTTGGTCTTTATACTAGGTATCGTGTACAACTTGTAGATCTTGCAACCAGTGAAAACTTTGTTCCTGCAAGTGAAGTTGCAACTGGAACTAGGTGGGTACAAAATTTTGGTTTGGTAGAACAGGAGTTCTCCATTCGTGGTGTTACAGTATCGCACGGTAGTCACTTTGAACTCCAGAATTCTACCTCAACCATTCGTATTAACTACGAAGTTCCTGGTAATATGATTAATAAGGGAGTAAATGCTCCCCTGATTTGGGAATTTGTATCTGATGATGGTAAGAGGTTTAAAGCTTGGCTACCTAAACTGGAGTATGACTTTAATAAGCAGTTCCGCAGACAGAAAGCCCTGCTAATGCTTTATGGTAAGGCTACTACATTAGGAGATACTCCATCTCTACTAAAGGGTGAATCTGGTAATACCATTAAGGCTGGTCTTGGACTGTATCAGTTCATGAACTCTGGTAATGTTAAGCACTACAATAAATTTGACATTGATAACTTTGCTAAATTTATTCTTGACATTACCTATAATATGGTAGGCCAGAGCAAGCGTAAGATTGTAGTAACCACTGGTGAGTATGGTCTGTATCAGGCTCATAAGTCTCTTACTGATAAAGCTAAAGGTTATGCTTGGCTACAGTCTGGTCATAACTTTAAGGTTCAGGGTAATACCGTTACTCTAGATGAGGGGCAAATGATGAAGTATGTTTTTGTAAATGGTATTGAAATTAGTTTCATGCTTGACAAGATGAAGGACAATACTGTTTACCATACTATGATGCATCCCTCTGGTGGTCCTGTTACCTCATATATTTATGATATTTATGACTTTGGTACTACTGATGGTAAACCCAATGTTCAGCAGATTAAGGTTAAGGATTATGAGGAACTGTATGCATATATACCTGGTATGCGTGACCCTTATCAGCCTTACAATAATCTGAGCACTCCTCGTATGGCTGCTACTTCTAAGGACGGATATGCTGTATTCAAACAATGGGTTGGTGGTATCCATATGACTAATGTTAAGAAAACTGGACGTTACATTCCAACTATTTATCAACTCTAGTAAATTTTTAGGAATTTTTTGGGGGAAACTGTAAAGTTTCTCCCAAAATTTCCTAAATTTGTAAAACTAAAAATTAATGTTTAATTAAAAGGCAAGAGTATGACAAGAGAAGAAGCTTTGCAAAAAGGATTCCTGAAGCAAAAGACTGTGTACCTAAAATTAATTCCAAAGGCTAATGCTCTTACAAGTGATCCTAAACACGTAGCTTATGGTGGTTTTGATGGGTCTATTAGAGAGTATACAATTGGAGTAGATAAAAGTGGAAGGATGATAAATCCTTTTAGTTCTGATGAGGAAAGAAAGTACTTTGAGAGTGTGGTGAATGCAAACCTGAATGTCTATGATACAAATAATACTTTTTGGGAACAATATACCTATCGAATAATTAAGGACCCAAGTATTATAAAAGTAGGCATTAAGTTTGATTTGTCAGACCCAGCTGATATGCTAGACTATAAGGTACTACTTACTAATAAGCGTCTTGTATGTTCTAGCATTGATGAGTATAAGAGAAATCCAAATCCTTTTTATGAATTAGTATTTGTAGATGAGGACTATGAAGAAAGTAAGGTTTCCCAAGAACTTGATATAAACAAGAAAATTTATATGTTCTATGGGAAGATTGAGGACAGTCCTACTAAGATGATGGATTTCTTGAATGTATACTTCATAGAAAATAGAATGACTAAACAGGCAACTGAAAGCATGAGTAAGGAAACCCTACAGGCAGAGATTGGTAAAATTATCAATGAGGATAGGGATGGATTCCTGAAAATAATGTCAGACCCTGATTATGAAATGAAGATATTTGTGTTAAAAGGAATAAAGGCTGGAGCAATAATTAAGGAAGGATTTTCATACAAGATTACTGGGGAAGATCGAGTATTTACTCTTGGTGAATTAGTATCTTTTCTGAATATGCTTAAAAAGGAAAAGGACATACTTTATGGTAAAATTGATGCACAAATTAAAGCCAAGTAACAATGACTTACAATGAATTTATTGAAAGTTTCAATACAAAGTTTTATGCTGCTACTACTGTAGAAAGTCTGGGTTGGGAGGAGTCAGAAATCTGCTCCTTCCTTAACTCAGCTCAAATGCAGCTACTAAAACAACTTTCTAGTGCAGAAGCTTTTGCTGATATACCAGAGTTAATAGTTAAAATAGAAAGAAATGAGTTTGATGGAGATCCTAGTAATGCCATTGTTACTATTAATAAACCAAGTGATTACTATGATTTTATAGCAGGAAGTGCTGCTTTTACTAGAGTATATGATAATATTAATAAACGAGTTAATGAACAAGTTATTGCTCCATTAAGTCCTGTTTCGTTAGACACTATTCATCTATTTATGGCTAGTAACGAAAATAGGACACTATTTTTAACACCTA